CCCCCGGAGGCATAAGCCTCCGAGAGACGCGCGTCTGAACCCCCCTAAGGTTTTAGGACCTTAGATTTTATCAGACGTCCTTATTAGTTTCGCAACTAACAAGGTAGGCCACTCGAATAGGAATATTCGTGCTGCATGACCGGTCAAGAGTGTCACAACTTTGCCCTAGTAAACTAGGATATTGTTCTAACAATCTCAAACGCTCAATCAGACGTTTTCCGATAACGAAGCTTGCTGTTGGAGCTAGATGATCGCTTCTCCTTACGAAGATTTGATCAGACATTGGTTGAGTCATAGCCCGTAGTAATATGGGCCAATCCTCTCCCTTTGTATCTATTCTTATGGCAAGTCGTTTCTAATTCATGAAACTCTCTTCTATTAGTCCGTAGACTCCTAGAACGGGAATAGCATAAATTAGTTCGTAGGCCACCGGTCGGTCTTCGCCAATTCCAGTTAAGAACAATAAGCAAGCTTCAGCCTAAGCCCCTAGGGACTTACCTGATTTGCCATTGTCATTCTCTGGGTTTGACTCTGCGAAACTCTCAACTGCCATATTAGAAAGTATGTTATTACATATTTCCTAACTTAGCGGTGGGAGTCGGAGGTTCAGCTACCTGACAATCTCATTAACTGAGGCGTCAGCTAAAAGTCCTCCCCTCATGGTTTTAATCATGAGTTCACAGATTGAACTCTCTAGAAGGAGTTTATTGACCCTTGCGGATCGATAACCCATCTAGTGTTCATAGAAGTCACCGACTGATGCGGGGATACCTTTAACACTCTTCCAACCCTTTATCTCAGCATCTATCAAATAGTTAACCATAAGATAAGATCTTGTGGCAACAGATGATAGACCGGAAATAGGGAATGGGGATATCTCTTCGCATTTATAGAAGAGTCGCTTAGCGAACTCACCTACAAATTTTGAAGAAAATGTCTTTTCAGACGATACCTCCACTCCTAAGGATTTGATTCGTGCACGGTACGCCTCCATAAGTTTTGTGTCGCCTATCATTAAATCATCCCCCAGTAATACGTAAGGAGCAGAATCCCAAGGGATTCCGCAATCTGCGCATGACTGGAACATGACAAAATGATGGGCTAAAGAGGTGGTAGCCCATGATGAGTAAGCACCCATTGGAGTCCCAGTTGCGTACGAAATGTACCCAATTGCGGACTTAAATGGAAGCCCAATCATCACGTACTCCCATGCCTCAACATAAAATTTAGGGAGAACCCCTTTTAAAACAATAGATACAAACTTGATTGGAAATCGATCAGTAAAGGCCGAAAGGTCAATACTATGAAAGACTTCCCAATTTTCTATCTTTGTCTTAAAAGAGCCCTGGTCGAAGGTGCAATCCTGAGGGATTTTCCTCTATACCCGATAAGTCCATGAATGTAAGGGCCGTAAAGCGGTTTGGGACCAATAGTCCTACTCAGCCACGACTCTTACTTTCAGTTCTTTATCTGGAAAGAAGACAATCTTTCGTAATAGCTCAGCTGTAGGGACAACCGAAGTGGTTATCTTTACAATTGCAGCTATTATGTCAGGGTTATCCCTAATAGCTTTAATCTTTAAGAAGAGTTCATCTCCACCCAGAAGTTTTAGGTTTTCAATCTAAGCTTCAGGTAAGGTAAATACTTCATAAAGACTAGAGGCTAAGGCATGCCCAATAGGGCCGGCCTTAGAACTAAAGTGGAATTTACGCCACCTTAGACTATTAGGTACATCCTTCGAACCTACGTGGTAACCTAAAGAGCTCCAGAAACTCATTAACCCATAGCTATCAAGACGCTACCCATTAATT